GGCCAGTATCTTGGTGCCGTCGTCGCGGTCTTGCGCCCACAGGGTCGCCCCGGTGTTGACACCGTTTGTTCTGGTAAATGATCCACCACTCCAAGGCATAGCTAACTCCCTAGTGCTGCGGCAATCATTCTGCGCCGCTGTTGCTCATTTTCAGCCGCCCGCGTTTCAGCGATACCAGCGCCTGCCCTTGCCCGCAATGGGCCAAGTAAATTAGTAGCCGTGGCCGTGGCTCTGTCGATCTGTGCCCGCTGTTGCGGCAATCGGCTTGCGTGTACTGCAAATTCACTGGGTGGCCCAACGGGCGGCTGTGAAATGCGTCGCGTTAATACTTCCGCCATACGGGCGTTTATTGCTTGCTCGGCGGCCAATGCCGCAGCGGGGTCGCCTCCGACCAGCGGAGAAACCAGTTTACCCACGCCCTTGGCGAGATCGCCGGAAAGAATTGTCTTGAAAGCGCTTTCCGCGTAAGCCTTACCGCGCCCTTTTGCCTCTTGCAGCGCATAAGTCTTGGAGCCTTGATGGAGTTGAGCCTGTAGCTGGATGCCTTGCTCGACTACGTCTAGGCGTCTAAATATCTTCTCCGCTTCATCGCCTAACAGCAGCTTCATCTTATCTCTTGCATCACGCGAGCTTAAATCCCTAGCCACTCTGATGAATTCTTTCATGACGTTTTCGTCAGTAAGCGGGTCTTTCATTGCCCGTGTGACCCGCGCCATCACGTCGTCGATGTGAGTGCGTAACCCCTGCTTGACGAAATCCAGCTCCCGCTGGCCCAAATCCTCTATGGTCGAAAAGAATTCTTGCCGGGTCATGCTTGGCTTGAGCATTACGGAGCCCAGACGAACAGCGTCGCCTTCTTTCATATTCATCGCTGCGATTTTCAGCGCGTCTCTGTAAGCCGGAATGTTATCTTTCAATAAATCGCGGATTTCGCGGCTGGTGTTGAATATATTGCGCCCAAGCTGCGAGACTTTAGGCATTATGGAACCGGCTTCCGTTCGCGTTGTACCCGGCAGATCGCCCAGCACCCGCGTTATATAATCTATCTGGCGCAGATCGGGCAGTTTTTCGAAATTGATTGTCCCGTCATCGGCCACCTTGATGACAATCTGCCCCACCCGTTTCCCCATCATCGAGGAATCGGTACGGATTAGCTCATTGGCTTTCGTAACGGCAACGGCGGGCAAACGCTGCAAAAGACCCAAAATACGCTGACCGTAGGCAGCGGAATAATCTATGGGAGTATTATAAGCGGCCTCATAGAGCTTATCCGGTGACTTTCTGCCGTGGCGTATTTGATGGCGTGTCTTAACGCCTTGCAGCGGCCCTAGCACCGTGTCCAGTTCCTTAGCCAGTTCGGCCCCGACCCGTTCGCCTCTTTGCAATACAGCGTCCCGCGCTTGCGCGGCACCGGGGCCTCCGGTTTCAATGATCTGATCCAGCCTCTTCTGAGCCGCAAGCCCTGCATCCGCCAGCATTGCATCGTCACCCATGCGGGCAATTCTTGTTGCGCCGCCTCCCACCACGGCTTCGTCCGCCGCAATTATGGCCGACGCTTCGTCGAAAACCGCTCTGGACATTCCCGTCTTGCGGGCTTGACTCCATGTCATGCCCGCCTTAATTGCATCAACAGCGCCTCTGAGTACTGGTCCCAAAAGCCCCCCGCCCGCGCCGCCGTAAACGGCCATTTCGCCGCCAGACTCTAACCGGCTTTCAAGATCGTCTTCGCCCATGCCCAAACCATAAAGAAAGCCGCCATACGCGCCCGCTTTTATGCCTTCCCGTGTCGCTCCCAGATAACTGGCTGGCGAGGTCACGCGCAGAACGTCACCGACTTTGCCCAGCGGCGCTATGGCCCTGGCACCCAGCTGACCCAGAACGCGCCAGAGCGGTGAAGTCAGCGCCCCTCCGACCTTGAACGAAATATCCGCGCCGGGATTTTCTTGCATGAATTTGCGGGCTTTGCGGCGCTCCCGAGGGACATACATATTGTAGAGTTCGGTGTAGCTCTTGCCAGGGTCTTTTTGCGCCAGAATATTGGCCAGAGCCGCCCCGCTGGCCACCATCTCATCGCCCAGCTCCAGAGCCGATCCAGCCAACGCGGAACGGGCGCGGGGCACCCAGCCAGCTTCTTCATCGTCCCCGCCCAGGCTGCCGTAAAGGCGGCGGCTTCGCTCGTCTTTACTTTCGCCTTCGATGGGTTGCGCGGCTTTATCACGCAGAAATGCGCCAAAGGCGGTATTCTTGGTGCGCAGAATTTCCCGTTCTTTGTCGTCTATTTGACTATTCAGATGGCCCGACAATGTTAGCACCGCTGCCTTGTCGTTGGCGCGAACCGCGTTCTCAATGGCCCCAATTATGGCAGTTGTATCAGCCATCAGTCTCATTTCTCCAGGTATTGCCGCAAATACTTGTCTACTTCCGTGGTTCCCGTCGCAACGGCTTTCTCACCTTCTATGGTGCCGCCAATTCTAGCGGCCATGTTTTGCGTCAGTTCCTCAGAAATTTCTACGGCCCTTTTTACCCTCTGCCTAAATGTATTCAGGGCACGGATTAAATCCTCCGCAGGCAACCCATGTTTGCCCGCGAACTTAGATGCAATCAGCAACGCCAGCTCTCTTTCACTCACTTGCCCTAGCGCCCCGCCAGTTACCGAAGCCTCTCGCATTTGCTGCAAAGCACTAAAGGCAGCGTAAGCACTTATCTGATCTAGTTTTACCTTTAACACAGAAGCAGGGCTTTCCGGGTCAATAAGCGCCACTGTTCCCCATCGCCCAGTTGCCTTGGGGTCGGCCTTCAACATGGCGATGGCATCATCTACCATCTCGGTCACGGCATCTGCATCGGCCAACATTGTGGCGCGACTGCTTAACAATTTGGGGTATTGTTCTTTGGCTTTTACCAGAGCTTTGCCCGTTGCTACGGCTATTGCCTTCTGCCCCGCTCGTTTAGCTGGACCCGGCACAGGAACAGCCGCCTTTTCAACTCCGGGCGCTCCATCCGCCGCCGCTATACTGCCATCTGGTGGCTTTGGCTGTTTCTCTAATATGGGCGATATTGAATAGCCTGTAACATTACCCGTTTCCTCGTCTATAGTTGGGTTGATTGCCTGTATGTCGCCGTTTGGCGAGACGATGGTCCCCGCACCCGGACCCCCTGTCGCCGATGGATAGAACCTTGGCCCTTTTTCAGTGCCGGGCTTGGTGGCCTTCATCGGATCGCGCAGCAAGCGCAGCGCAGCCACCGCTTCTTCGTTGCCGTCCTGGTACGCTTTAACGATTGCGGCATCAATGGCCGCATTCTGCCTGTCCGTGTATGCAGCTTTGGCCGCCTTGTTGATGGAGGATACGTCACCGGCTATGGCCTGTTTTGTCGTGCCCGCCGTCTTCAAGGTTTCCGTCGGTATATCAACCGCACGGCGGCGGTAGGGCACCCGCATGAACTGGCCTCCCTGTACGTCAAGAGGGGCACCAGTTGTGGGTTGGCGGGCTTCCGTTAAGGCGCTGAATATGTCGCCTTGCGCTAATTGCTGCGCCTCTTCAAGCTCGGTGGCCTCCTGTCCGGCCCATCTTGCACCCAGCGCAGAAGCTAACTGGGTGGCTGCGCCAGCCCAGGGACTGTAGCCATAGGGATTGGACGGTGCTTTCTGTTGCGTCAACGCCCGCGACAACATGGCCCGACGTAATGCCTCAGCCTGTTTGATGCGCGGATTGGCAATAAATGAAACCATTTTACCCCCTCCCCAGGTAGGCTGCGCCAAGGGTAACCGGCACATTGAGCGCCGACGCCTGTCTTTGCTGCGCACCCTGGAAGCGGGCCAGGGCATCTGCCTGTTGCATCCCGGCAATAGCGCCCAAGTCTACAGGCGCTGGCCCCGGAGCCGGGGAAACACGGGGCGGACCAACTGCCGCTGCCTGGGTGAATGGCGTGGTGCCGGTAATCAGCCCCGCCGCTTCCGACAGCGGCAACTGACGTAAGCGGACGGCTTCCGCAATGGCCCGGTCTCTGGCTTCGCGGTCCAGCGCAACTTGTTGCTGGCCTTCTGCGATTTGTTGCTGTCTCTGACGCTGGGCGATATCGTATTCCATGCCGATCTCGCCTAGCTGCTGGCCGCGTCCCGTCAGGATATTGCCCAGAATATTGCTTTGCAGGGTCTGGCCCTGGAAGACCGACTGGCTTGCCAGATCACTCAAGGCATCATCCTTGCCCTGCCGGAACAGGCGGAACTCCTCGTTATAGGCGTCCGAGCCTTCGGGAATGCCGGAATTGATCAGCTGGGTCCGTAAGCGCCGTTCAGATCGGTCGAATTGCGGATTGAGCCGCGAGAGAGCGCGGTTGTAAAATTCATTGGCGGCGTCGGTCGTGTAGGCGTCCAGCCCCGCATAAGAAGGCAGCTGATAGCTGGCGGCAGAGGTGTCGTAGGTCGGCGTAGCGCCGATGGAGGCGTAATCAAAGCGGGTCGGTTCCGCCTGGAAGCCGCTGACATCCAGCGGCCCGGTCGGGACTTGGCCCAGACGACCCGATGCGAGGTCTTGAATACGCCCCTGGATACCGGCTTCGCCCAGTCGCAGGCCCTCGTATGGCTGGGCCAGGGTCTGGGTCGCCAGATACTGATCCGGCGCGGTCTCGCGATAGGTCGTGGTCGAATAGGGGGTCACCACATCGGGCCGCGCTAGCCGTGCGCCGACCCTGGCGGTTTCGACGTTCTGTGCCGCCTGTTGCTGGCCGATGGCCCCGAAGTCTACGGGCGGCGGCGGTTCCGGGCTGCTGAAAATATCCCTAATGAAGCCCATGACAGTCCAGCTCCTTTCTTAAAAGAACAGCGGTGCGCCGGTAGCCCTGCAAGACCCGCTCCCAGCCGGGGCGGCCTATGATCTCGACGCTGTCGAAATCGTGGCTCCGGGCGTAATCGCAGATGTCCTTCTCGATATCCAATAGCTCATCCAGGTCGCCGCCTGCAAGGCCAATCCGTAGTGACTTTCCAAAGGCGCAAGTGACGGCGGCGGAATGCTCACTGATGAAAAGCTGGAAGTCGCCGTTGGCGATACCGTTTTCCACCTCGTTGCGGGAGACGTTTTCAAATGCAACGGTAGCCGGTGCCAGTAAATCCCAGACCTCATTTCTCAGCATCAGAAACCTCCCTGGCCCTGTTCGAAGCGCACGTCGGTTGCCAGCCAGCGTACCGATTGGGCATCGGTCATGGTTCTGAGCCGGACAGCGGCGTTCCAGCCGATCTGACCCACCGACAACCATTCCAGCTGAGTGTTGATCGGCCCTGCCCAGGCGGAAACGTCCCAGGTCGCCGTGTCCCATGCAGCCGCATCGGAAGTACCCGTCGATGGCGTCAGGGTGGTGGTGCCGTCGCGGTAATCCACATCGAAGCCGATGGAGACGGTCAATTCGCTGTCGGAAGCCATAACCGGGCGGATCGCCGTGTAGCGGTTCGGCCCCGTGCGCCCGCCGAAATATATGAAGGCAGTCTTGGCGGTGGCTTCGATGGCGGTGCCCGCATCATCGGTGCCGGTATCAGCCTTGTGAACCTTGGTATTGCCGCCGAAGTACAGATCGCTGTCGAACACCGCCCAGGTGTAGGCGTTCTGATCGCGGAACCGCGCCCATGCGCCGGTCTCCAGGTTGACCACATACTGAACGAACTCGCCGCCGGTCGAGGCGGGGGCATTGAATAGACCATAGCCGCCACGCGGATACAGCTCACCTTCCCAGCCAAAAGTGGCGCGGTAGCTGACCACGGACTCGTTATAGGTCAGGCTGATCTTGTCGCTGATGGCGCGGTTGGGCGCAGCCTCGCCGGTTCCCAGAACCTGGGTCATGGGCAAGATGCCGTTCTCGGTTATCAGATAGCAGTCGGAGCCGACATTGAGAATGCAGCGGCGGCCAATGGGTCGGCCCACGCGGTAGACGCCAACCAAACTCCACTTGGTCGCATCGGCGGGGTCGGTCCCGGCATACATTGCCATTTCACCCTGGTCGGTCCAGAACAGGGCGTTATCTTCCGGCCCCGCGCCGCCGTCCCGTGTCCAGGTGCCGATGGCCTGAAGCTGGCCGCCCATGCTGAACACGCTGCCCAGATCGAACTCGGCCACGGTCCCGGCCACCGCATTGACCGGCAGAAAGCCAAACGTCAAAGAGTCGTTGAAAACGACAAACAACCGTTCCTTGAAAACCGTCACGCTGACAATATCCGTTGCCGTCACGCCGCTCAAAGTAGGGGTAGCCCAGGCTGAACCATTCCAGTGGCGGGGCGCATCGGCACCGTTGCAAATCCACAGAAACGAACCGCCCGCCGTGGTGATGTTGACGGATTCAAATTTCGCATTGCTCAGGCTGGTGATGACGGCAGAACCCACCGACCCGGCGGACGTGACATCGTAGACGGCGGTTCCGCTGGCCGCAAACATGGTGTTGGCGGTGCCGGAATTATAGACCATCAGCGACTGCACGGTGGACGGCAGGCCGGTGACGTGATCCTCATAGCCGTTACGCACCTG